TTGCTTAACATTGTCTTGTATTTCATTCATATCTACTTTTCTGTTACTGATTACACTCATTATGCTTCACTCCATTTCTTGAACATTTGGTTATAAGTATTATCAAACCAGTACGGATCACGTGAATGTTTCTGAGGTACATTAAACAAGTGTGGCTTCTTCTTACGTAGCTCAGCCTCTTTCTTTCGCTGTCTTTCCAATTTGCGTTCGAGTCTAGCTTGTTTAATCTTTTCCATTTGTTTCATTTCTCTATATTCTTTTAGGTGCATGCCATAAGGCGCGTCTAAAGCTTCTGAAAACTCCCAACAACCTCTAACACGTTTAGAAACAATTCCAGCGTTTATCCCGCGCTTTGCCATTAGTTCTTTTTCAAAATTGTTAAATTTATATGGTTTATTATTAATGATTACAACACTGCCCATTTATTCCACCTCTACATTTACATTTCTAATTTTTAAATTGTCATACTCTAGTATTTCGTCAGGATTGTTATATAAGTAATCTGCCAGCGTTTCTTTTTCTTTATCCACATCATCAAAATGCTGATATTCAACTTCGGTAGGTATTCTTATATCAATCGTTGCGTTTATATATGCTTGTTGTTGCATTAGATCACTTCATTTCTCTTTTGCGTTCTCGTCTTGCTTTAATTAATTCCTCGTACGTAATCCATGTTTTACCTGTATACTTAGGCGCTTTACATATCCAATTGAGTTTTATGTTTCTGTATTTGTGTCTGAACATCTTAGCTTTAAGTTTTGCTACTTCGGTTGGCATACCTTTAATGTCGATAACTTCAATCAGTTTGTCATCGAGATATAACGCGAAGTCTGCAATATATTCAATCTTTCGTTGTTTATCTAGTTTTGGTAATAATTCAAATTTCGGTTGTAGTTCGATACGATCATAGTTAGTGCCATTCATATTACTTTCTAAATATTGGTAATATTCACATTCTACTTTGCTGTCAAATACAATCCCTTTATACTCAACTTTCTTAGCGTTGTATTTACTCATCGTGCACCTCTAAATATCAAATATCGTTGCTTGTAATCCTAGTTCTTGCTCATATAGAAGCCCGTGAGCGCCTTTGAATCGTTTTAGGTCACTATCAGTCATAATTTTCTTTTCGTCGCTGAAATGGGCTCCTGTGAGCGAATAAACTTCATTCTCGTTATCTTCATGTTTGATGACCTTAATATCTTCCGTGCCATCTTCTCGGTATAAGTAATATTTTTCTTTCGGCATTTTTAACACTCCTTAATATTCGACGACAGCGGGGCGTGTATGACGTTCTGCAAGTTTTTGGATAAATAGGTCGTACAACCTATTTTCATCGCCCTGTGCCTCGTCTATGAGTTTCTGAGCGTACATATCTGAACACTCAAGTTTAGTTTTTAAAAATTCTTTGGTTACCATGCATCTCGCTCCCTGAAATCGTCTCCGATTACTCTTACTTTTCTCGCATTGTGTTTCATTCTTGAATTGATACGTTGCCAGTTCATATTTTGATTTAGTTCTTTATCACTAAAGTTAGTTGTAAAAATGTTGTTTTTACCTACTCTGTTATCAACAATGCTGAAAAGTTTATTTAAAGTGTGCTCTGTGTTTTCTACACCCATATCATCTAGTACAAGTAAATCAATATCACTTAGCAATCTGACTAGCTCGTCTGTAGTTTCAACTGCATTTTTGTTGTATGTCGCTTTGATACGATCCATCAACATTGGTATGTGCATAAAAGCAACTGTATGCCCTTTAGATTTGACTGCTTTTGCGATAGCGTATGCTAGATGGCTTTTACCAGTTCCATATGAACCTTGCAATATTAATGATTTTGGTTCTTTTGTAGAGAAACCCTGTACATACTCTATTGCTGTTTGTTTAGCTTTTACTTGTTTTTCATTTTGTGGCTTATAGTTGTTAACCGTTGCATCTCTTAATGACGGATTAACATTTGATTGATTGAATATGTTGTTTATCTTCCGTTGCTTGTTTCGCTTATATTCCTCATAAATTTCACACTTGCAACCATCTTTATACTCGTAACCATTCGGGTGTTTTTTAGTAGGAGCGAACTTATATAAGTCGTATTCACTGCCACACCTCTTACATTTCAATCCCTTTTCGACATGAGTAGGTTGATATTTTTTCAAGCTTTCGTTTATCTTTTCGCTGAATAGTGGTTTCATAATGTCCCCCTAATCCCAATAACTTTCGTCGTACTTCATACGTTCCAATTGATCTATGCCAGTTTCTTTAATCTCTTCGCTATAATCATTCATATAGCTTTCATTAGTTAAGAACGTTTTGGGGTACTTTTGATATTGTTTGTCTGTAATAGTTTTTAAATACTCTCGAGTGCCTTGCATGATTTGTTCAAAAGAATGTTTCTTTAAGCATGATTTGAATTTAGTAAAAGACATCTTCTTATCTTTCTTCTTGTCGTAAAGTTTCCACCATTCCTCAAATTGCTCATGCGTAACGTCAGTTGCGCTATTAATTGAACTTAAGTTCTTATCTATATCTTTTTCTTTATCTCTTTCTAATTCTTTATCTAATTCTTTATCTTCTTCTGTTGCGTGACTGTCACGTGACGTCACGTGACCATTTAGCAATTTTCTGTTGTTTTCTCGTTGCTTTTGTTTCCTCAACCTGTTCTGCGCCCTGATTTTCTCGAGTCCTTCAATGTTTTGGTGCTTTTCCCAGTTTGTCACTTTTATGACACCATTAACTTTTTCAATCATGCCTAATGTCTCAAAAGTTTGTATTGCTAACCTTATCGAGTTGATAGGTCGGCTAAACTCATTTGCTAACATTTCTTCGTTGTACGGCAAATTTTCAGATAGCATAATGTAACCTTGTTCGTTGTACTTTCCTGATAAAGTTAGCAACTTAACCCAAATAGTTATGATCGTATCTCTTTCGGGTAAAGCTTCGATATATTTGATTTTGCTGTCATCAAACATGCCAACTTTAAGTTTTATCCACGATACTTCTCCCATTGTTTTCTCCTTTCAGCATTTTGTTGAGCCTCTCATCAACTTTTATCCACGAGTCATGCAAGTGATATTTATCATCAAACGACTTAACGCCAATCGCATGTTGCTGGTTATGATATTCGCGACATAACGCTAATACATGTTTGTTGTAGTGATTCATTTTGTTTCTGTTCATTCCTCTGCCGACTGCTTCATAATGTGCCAGGTCTGCGTGAGGCTTTCCGCATATTACACAGTTGCGGTTGATTGTAGCCCAATATAATAACGCTTTATCTTCGCTTAACAACTTACTCGTTTCTACACTCATAGGTATTTGATGATGAAACATAAACGCTATAATCAGTTCTATTAACTCCCTTGCAACTTTCATAGAACAGTCGCGCAGACTGATTTCTTCATAACCTTTCATAATTTCCAATTCTGTTTGTAATAATTTTCTAGTTGATTCCACCGGTTCTCCCCAGTGAAGTTCTATATCTCTACACATTGCGAATATTTTTTTGCGTTGTTCTATAGATAGTTTTTTTATTATCCGGAACCTCTACTTCTGCTTTTAGTGGATATCCGTTTTCTAGTAAGTCAATGTGACTTTGTTCAAGTTCAACACCAGTAGCAACGACGGAATAAGTGCCGTCATTGTCTTTCTGGTATCTTGTAATGTATTGCATTTAAACCACACCTTAAAACGCTAAATCTTGGTCGTCATATCCAAATTGGCCACTGCTTTCAAATGGATTGCTTTGTTGAGACATTGATGTTTGTTGTTGTGCCCCGTTATTTTCTTCAGCTTTTTGCTTATCTGTCTTCGGAATAGGTTTGTTAACAACATCATCGCCCTTTTTGTAAGGTTTAATAAATGAAAAATCCGTAAAATACTTACCTTCATCTTCATTGAATTTCCATTTCAATACCAAGTGACAAAACTTACCAATAAGATCATTGGTATCAAAATCTAAGCTAGGAAGATTTAACTTAATACCTAATCGAGTAACTAATTCAATCAATTGTTTTTCTTGGAAATCATATTTATACGGCGGTACAAATTGATTATGTTTATATTGTTTGCCTTCATCATTTTCAAATACGATTGTGAAATATCTATTTTCTCTATCATTGAATTCAATATTTTTAACTTTCACTGTGAATTCTCCAGCTTGAAACCCTGCTGAGCCGTTATAAAACTTTTCTTGATTTGTTTCTTTAGTAAATTGCGCTTGTCCTGTGATTTTCATAATTAAATACCGTCCTTTTAATTAATTTTTAGTTTCCATTTCTAATTGCTTCTACTACGTCCGTAATGCTAGGATTTGCAAATTTCTTATTGTTAATTGTTATTGAAGGTGAATGTCTAATCTTTGTTTCAAACGTATTAGAAGGTTCAGCGTTTAGAATATATCTAGCTTTCTTTTCTCCGTTATCATCAAATTCTTCAATCATTGCCCTAGCTAACACATCACTTTGAGAAGTAATAGCTTTTTTAATTTGTTCTTGCGCTTCAATAGTGATAGTAGGGTTGATAGTGCTACCTTCATCATCTTTATCTTTGTTGATACCTTCATGACCTGTAATAACAAAGTGGAATTTGTATTCTTCTTGAAGTTTTCCTATTAATCTGTACATACTGACAATTCGTTCAGCAACTTCTCCCCAATCATTAAACGTTGGTTTTTTAGACTTATTTTTCATCACATCATTCAATGTCATATCTCTAAGTTTTTGAATAGTTTCAATAACTACAACATTGATTTCTTGTCCGTTTTCTCTCATCTCCTGTAAAATTTGAGGTAAAAAATTTACAACATAAACAAAGTGTTGATAGTTCTCGATTTCTACGTCTGATCCTTCGTCAGTAACCGTTGTTCCACCTTCGTTAATGTCAATGACGAAAGCGTCTTTATCTCTTGTAGCAAACGTGGTTTTTCCTGAGCCAATTTTTCCGTATACTGCAAATTTATAGAATTTCCTTTTATTTTTCTCAGCGATATTATTTATCTTTAGTTTTTTGAGTATGCTTACTTTTTCTTGTGGTTCTTGTTTTTCCTCAGTCATGTTCTACCTCCTCATACTCAATTGTTTCTGTCACTGTTTTCTTGATTGCTTTGTGCTTAGACATATCAATAACAGTTTTGTCTAGTCCGTCGAATTCTCTTGCGTCTCGCATATCAGTTGAATACTTCACTGTATCGTTCACTTCGGTTGGTCGGTTTGTAATAAATAGATTTTCATCTTTATGCTTGATTAGATAAGTTACAGTCTGCTTCATAGCGACCTCCTACCATCTCATGACTAAGTTAATTAGTCTGTCCTGTTCGTCTGTGTTCTCTTCAATCCATTCATCTATTGCTTGGTTAAATAAGTCTGATGCCATATCTAAGTCATTCTCATCTACGACATAAGCATGTTTAATTGGTACGTTGTTCATATCTTTAACTTGTATTGATATGCCCATATGACCTTTTAAAATGAATAGCTTAAAATCGAATCCGTTAACATGAATATTTTTGCGTATGATTTCGCCTATTTCGTAATACATCTTGACTTCCTCCGTTTTTCGTTTTATATTGAACATGAATTTTTTCTTAAGTGTTTGATACTGTTACTTGCTCCAACAAGTAGCAGTTTTTTTATTCTTCATAAAAGTATTCCTTATAAAATATGAATGTCACTATGCTTGCGAATCCTGCAATTGACCATGCTGTAGTGAAGTATAGAAACGGCATAAGTACAATCGCTAAGACTGTGAAGCATAGTACTGCTACTAGGTAGCTTTTATAAATGTTGCTCATTTAATATCCTCCTAATACCATTTTTTATGCTTTCTGATCAAATACTCTTCCAATTTAGAAATATTAATCAGAGTGCCTGTTGGTGAATAATCAATGTATAAATTTTCTACACCTAAATTATCTTTGCGGTAATATTTCAACCAGTTGTATACTGTACTTCTACATACTCCAAACAATTGATGGATTTGTGTAGGCGTTGCGTATAACTTTTTCACAAATTTTTCTTCGCCTCTATATGTGTTTTCTGGTGTTGGTGGTACTATGATTTTTGGCATTTCTATCTTTCCTTTCGTGTATAATGTTGTTATTTGCTAATAGTTTGTTCGGCGAACTTCAAAAGGCGACGAGCAGATTCAGTAGAATTTTCAGCATCTTTCGGTATGGTTAAAGATTTGTTGTTTAGATAGTCACTCAACGCCCTGCTACTAATCACAGGTTTTCTAGTGTGCTTCTCAATCTTCCAAACCTTCCACGTCACAACTGCCATTGTGATGAGGAGGGTTGTTTTATACAATTTGTTCACTGTGAATCCTCCTTAAAAAACAAACTTCTAAATCCTGATTTTTCATATCTACCAGGTCTGCCTTTTTCACTCTTTGCATAATGCTCTATGTTTATGTCGTAACCACCTTCGTAATTTCCGTTTCTAGTTACCCATAAAAATTTAACTACTCGTTTGCTCTTCAGCTCTCCACCTTTATAAATGACTAATGGAACGCTGTTTTCATCTTTCACTTTGATGACAATTAGATCTTTGTGTCTGATATTTTTGTTGAACTTTTTTAAAATCTCCCTCATCTCATGAATTTTTTTCAATATTAATTTCATTACTTTTTGAATGTTCATTTGTTACATCTCTTTTCGTGTATAATTTAGTTATCAACCTAAAGAGGTGATGTGTGTGAATATCTCAACTTTTTTAGTACTACATAAAGCCTGTAGCAAAGAAAAAATAAAACTATCTGATCAGCATAAAGACTTTGAATACATGCTTCGCAAAGAATGGATTACTCAAGTTGAGAACGACCTCGAAATTTCTGAAGATTCTTCATTCTCGATTCTGTATATGAAATACAGTGGTTACGTGTCTATAACATCTAAAGGTAAAGATGTTTATTTTTCCGCGCGTAACAGCTGGATTAGATGGATTCTTGGTACAATCATCAGTATTTCTATAGCAATTGCATCACTAGTAATAAAAGCGTTACTAGAATGCTAGTTGCACAAATCAAAGCTACGCATGGGATTAAATCTACTATCCAAACCCTTTTTTGATTAGGCTCATTTAAATATTTATACATATTAAATAGCTTTTCTAACTCGTCATTACTGATGATAGATGTTGAATTTTCTTTATGTTTAAGTGTTTTAAGAATTAGTAGTTCTAACTTTTCTTTGATTGGTTCACTCATTTGTTACATCTCCTTTCGTGTATAATATTGTTATCTCCTACAGAGAGGAGGTAAGGAATCTATATAAAACCTGTTATCATAGAATCGCGGACAGAACACCGAAAATCAGAGCCACAAGCGACAGAGTTAACATCAGTAAATAAGGTAAGTGCTCTTTCCAACCCCAAGGATGGTTTTTTAAAGAAGTTTTTATATCATTTAAAATCTTAAACATTTGAAATCCTCCTTTTTCGTCACTCTTTAATTGGAGTGGCGTTGATTTTTTTGTCTAACTTTTTCAATGCTAATTTGTAAATAACTGAAGCGTGTTCGGTTTTAAAATGAGATTCAGCAATAATTTTCAATGTTTCTAATTTATTTCTTGCATCACCGTATGTGGTACTTTCTGATAGAACACCTTCTAAAATTTGTTGAACTCGATAATCTAAAAGTTTTAAGTCTTTATTGATGCATTGTTCGACACACTCTTCTTTGGTTAATGTGATTTGTTCCATAGTGTTCTCCTATTAAGATGTTTGTTTTTCTCCTAAAAACTTATTAACAAAGTATTGTTGTCCTTTGCCTGTTACTTTTGGTGTACGTGATACTTTACTTGAACCATCTGGATTATTAATTATTCGTTTTTTGATATCTAAGATTTTTAGATCCATACTCTTTTGAGTTGGCAAGTTATAACTTTCTCCACTCTTTTTAATTAGGTAGCCGTTATTTCTTAGCCATTTGAATAATCTGTTTTGTCCTATATCAACACCGTTTTGTTTAAGTATTTTCGCTAGCTCTCCAATGAGTATTGAATTGTCACTACCAGCTACTAAGTCAGCGAATAATACTTTTGGTTTGTTAACTTCTACTTGCTGTTGTAAAAGTAAGTTTTGCTCTTTTTCTTTCTTATACTCAGTCAACACTGTAATGATGTAGTCTGGATTGTTTAATGTATTTTCAATTACATTGTCTGTTGCGTAGATACCGTGTTTGCGAATGGCGGGTAGGACGTCATCAAATACCCATTCTTCAAATTGTTCTGCTTGTGGTAATTTCGAACGTGATATTAATCTGTATAAGTTACCTTCGTCTATGAACTTTTTATTTTGATTTCTTCCGAGTGAATCGATGACGGAACGAATCGTTACCCCACGTTCTTTAGCATGGTCTCTAATAGCTTTTCTAGGATTCGTGTAACCTAATGTTTCAGCAACGTTAATTGCCGGAAACCACTGTTTACCTTCAATCGTTAAAATTTCTAAATCTCCAAATTGCGAATTTTGAAATCTTTGTAATGCTTGCATAATATTTATGCTCCTTTCGTGTATAATGTTGTTATCGCTACTGCGATAGATAGGGGGTGAATAACATATGGCTTATGAAATCAAAAAGATTAGGTTAACTAGTAATGCGAATAATGGGACTGAAAAAATCAGCGAAGTATTATTGCATAACGGTCATTCTGAAACCGTTTCTCAAGTTGTAAGATATTTAGATATTGGAATGGAATATTTCTATACAACTTCTTACAGTTCTAAAGCTAAAGTTGAATCTGTTCATCCAGCAGGACGCTCACCATATATACGCACTGTAGGGAATGGAACAGAATCAGATAATCTACTAAGTTTGCCTAGATTTTAGTTTTTTAGTCCTTGCGCTTATTTGGCGTAGGGACTTTATATTTAAATTTTGTTGTAATTATAGTTTCGTCATTACTTACCTCTTCATTTTCTTGTGACCATTCGATTGGCTCTATCATGTCGTTTTGGTCTCTTTCTAATAATTCTTGTAATTTTTCATTGAATTCCTTCATTCCTCATTCCTCCTATTTCAATTTAAGTGAACGTTACTGATTCACTTTTCTCCATTCCGTTAAATCAGTAACTTTGTCATCACGTTCAACGCCGTTAAGCTTATCGATTTCTTTTGATACTGCTTGGAAATCTTTAATAGCTTTTTTAATTTTTCAGTAATTTCATCCTCTACCATTTCCAAACCAGCGAATGCGTCTTCGTTGTTCATGCTTAGGTGTTTGTTGTAAAGGTCTCGAGTGTACTTTATTTCTTTAAGCGTTTTGTCGTAAGCTTCAATTTGTCCTAAAAGGTTTTGATGCTTCATTTGAAGATGTGTTACTTTTATTAACCTTTCTCGTTCTTGCATGTGTTATGCCTCCTTTACTTATTAAGTTCAAACATTTGAACTTTCTGTTTAAAAAAATATTTGTGAACATCTTTTATAGGTATTCCCAATAACTTACAAGCTTTAATAATGTCTGTTGTTTTCCATGGTACTTTGTTGTTCAACTTCAAAGACAAAGTTCTTTCTGATACACCTAAAGCTATAGCAAAGTTAAATTGTGTCGAGTACACTTCGACTATCTTACCGTTCAATAACGAAAAATCAAAAGTTGTATTAGTATTCAAATAATCACCTCCTAAGTTCAAACATTTGAACTATAATAACTATAACCCCAATTTTGAACAATGTCAACACAAAAAGTTAAAAAAGTTGAACTTTTGTATTGATTTTTATTTCCCTTCCTATATAATGAATTTCAAGGAGGCATTACCAATGCAAAACACTTCTGAAAGATTAAAACAAATTATGAAAGATAGGAACTTGCGTCAAGTAGATATTCTAGAAAAGTCGAAACCCTTTCAAAAAGAATTGAATATTAAAATGTCAAAAAGTCACTTATCCCAGTATGTTAATGGAAGGTCTTCTCCAGACCAACATAAATTATTCTTATTATCTAAAACTTTAAATGTCGGTGAAGCGTGGCTTATGGGATACGATGTTGATTCTTACCGCATACCGGATGAAGAGCGTCAAGAGGAAACTGTGATGTCAAAAATCCGTTCAACAGCATCCCAACTCACACCTCCACGCCAAGAAAACGTACTTAACTACGCAAATAGTCAGTTAGATGAACAAAACTCTAAAGGAGATAACATTGTAGATATTAATTCATATAAACAGGATAAAACTCCGGTTAATGTCAATGGTTGCGTCTCTGCCGGTGTGGGAGAACGTCTACACGATGAAACGCTATTCACTGAAATGGTTAAAGCCCCTGTTCCTCCACATGATTTAGCATTAAAAGTTAATGGAGATTCTATGGAGCCTATGTTTAAAGATGGCGAAATCATATTTGTGGAGAAAACGCACAATATAAAGAATGGTCAGATTGGTATATTCATCATTGAAGAAGAAGCGTACGTTAAGAAAGTTTTTGTTGAAGATGATAGATTAACTTTAGTTTCACTGAACAAAAAGTACCGCGACCTTCACTTTTATAGAAACGAAAGTGTGAGGTTAGTTGGAAAAGTTATTTTATAGTTAAAGGAGAAATCAATATGAAGAAAATAGCAGGTTTATTTTTAGCAAGTGCGTTAATTTTAGGTGCATGTGGTGGTAGTGGAGAGAAGAAAGAAGAAAATAAAAAGACTGAAACTAAGAAAGAGAGTAAAAAAGTTAACAACAACAGTGAAGAAAAAAGTAGTGCCAAAGCATCTCCTAATAAAAATATTGATAATAATCAAATAAAAGTTGACCAAAAAAATATGCCACAAATAAATTTTAATAACATCACTGATAGAAATACTCTAAAGTCAGTTATTTACGGAAATTATAATGAGTTAGATAAATTAAAAGCGTATAACAGTGCAGTAGCAAATGGAGTGATTCCACAAGGTAATGTTATGGAAGGTCCTGCTATTGCAGCGTTTGAAAGTTCTTTAAGAGTTGAAAGTGGTGCAGAAAAATCAATATATGAATCGTCTCCTGAGAAAAGAGACTATGATAATAACGGTGTATATCGTACCGAACAAGAGCAAAAAGCTCACGAAAGATGGGTGAACGATCAAGTAGAATGGATGAATGCTTCTGAAGCTGAAAGAGAAGAAATACGCAAGCGAGATGCTGAGAAATACGGATATGAATATAATCCAGACGATTATAAAGAATAACATTAACAATACGAACCTTTATAAATAATAGAAAATTCATTTCACAGAAGGTAGTAAAATGAATTTAAAAGAAGTTGACATTAACATTGAAGAGTGGGAAATGGTTGAAATCCCCTTTTATACAGAAGAAGAACTGACTTATAGATTGAATAATGGTTTACCTATAACTAAAGGTGAACTTGAAGAACAGGAGTCGAAAAAATGAGTACTTATAAAGAAATTGAACACTTACACATCAATACTGGTGGTAAAGAGCTTACTCAAGAGCAAATAGAAGAGGCTAAAGCTTTTATAGACAGTCAAGAATTTAAAGATATGATTCGAGAAGCTAAAGAATCACATCAAAGAGTTATGGAGTCTAAAATCACTGATAGAACTAAATTGTGATTAACAGCGCCTGTGTGGCGCTTTAATATAAAAGACGTCTATTTCAGCAGTGTTTGAAAGGAAGTTTATAATGAAAATAACTAATTGCAAAATAAAAAAAGAAACTATAGTATATGAAGTTTTAACTAGTGGTAATCAACCATTCACTTATGAGTTACCTAAAGATTTATCGTCACATAACGCGCGTAAATACTTGGAATTTATTTCACAAAAAATAGATGGCGATAAGTTAACCAAAGAAGATTCATTATGATTTTACTAATCAAAAAACGTCTACAAGTGTAGACGTTGAATGGTGGTGAGAGTGTGAGCGAGAATAAAGGAGAAATGATGACGCATAATATAGAAAAACGCATTAATAAATTAAAAACTTCTGGAAATCCAAAATTTAAAAAATTAGATTCAGATATTCACTATTTACTCAAGAGATTTGAAGGTGAAAAAAACCATAAAGGTTTTTATCCAAAGTTTAAACAAGGAGAAATAGTTTTTGTAGATTTCGGTATAAACGTTAATAAAGAATTTTCTAATTCACACTTTGCAATAGTGATGAATAAAAATGATTCTAATACGGAAGATATAGTAAATGTTATTCCCTTATCTTCTAAAGAAAACAAAAAGTATTTAAAGATGAATTTTGATTTGAAATGGGAGTATTATTTAAGATTGTTTTTAAATTTAATTAGCGCGCAAAATAATTCAGCTATATTAAAAGAAGTTTTCGATAAAAAATACCAAAAAAACAACACAGAATTCATCACTAAAGATTATTTTAGTGAATTTATATCTGATAGTTTAGAAATTGAAAATAAATTAAATAAAATTGACAGAAACATTAATAACATAGTATCAGCAATTGATAAGGTAAAAAAATTAAAAGGTAATAGTTACGCTTGCATAAATTCTTTCCAGCCGATTAGTAAGTTTCGCATAAGAAAAGTTTTACCCCAAAAAATTAAAAATCCAGTAATAGATTCTTCGGATATTATGTTACTGATAAATAGAATTAATAATAATATATTGCAGATTCCTGATATAAGATGATATAATTTTAATATATTAAAGGTTTATCCTTTAAAACACGTATATATTCGTTACCATTTTTGGTAATTAACCATGTAATCTTATAACTATAAGTGGCGTCTGTATTTTATACAGGCGTCTTTTTTTATACAATTTTCATGGGTAGCCCGCCTACCCTTATTATTTTTTGCCAATTTTGAGGAGGGATGTAAAATGTGGTTTGAAAAATTTAAAAATAAGAACAATGAAACGAAGTATAGATACTACGAGAAATACAAAGATCCGTATACAGATAAATGGAAACGTGTAAGTGTTGTCTTGAATAAGAATACAAAGCAATCGCAAAAAGAGGCAATGTTTCGATTAGAAGATAAGATAAAAGAAAAATTGAATAACCAGTCATCAAGCATTTTAAAAACTTTGACTTTTCATACACTATTAGATGAATGGTTTGAATATCATACAAAAACATCTGGCTTTAAAGTAACGACGCTTGATAATTTGAAAACAAGAATCAAAAACATCAAAAAGAACAGTTCTCAAAATTTACTTTTAAACAAAATTGATACAAAGTACATGCAAACATTTATTAACGAATTATCAAACATATATTCTGAAAATCAGGTAAAGCGTCAACTTGGACATATGAAAGAAGCTATTAAATACGCCGTTAAATTTTACAATTATCCAAACGAACACATATTAAATAGCGTCACACTACCAAAGAAGAGTAAGACGATAGAAGATATAGAAAAAGAAGAAGCGAAAATGTACAACTATTTAGAGATGGAACAGGTAATACAGATACGCGATTTTATACTGAACGATAATAACATGCAGTATAGAGCTCGTATTTTAGTTGCTGGGGCTGTAGAAGTTCAAGCTTTAACAGGTATGCGCATAGGTGAGTTATTAGCTCTCCAAGTTAAAGATGTTGACCTCAAAAATAAAACGATCGATATTAATGGCACTATTCACAGAATCAAATGTAATGCTGGATTTGGTCACAAAGATACTACGAAGACCGCAGGTTCAAAAAGAAAAATCGCCATCAATTCAAGGATAGCAAATGTATTGAAAAAAATAATGTTAGAAAATAAAAAGATGCAACAATGGGAACCAAGCTATGTTGATAGAGGGTTTATATTCACAACTTGCCAAGGAAATCCTATGCAAGGCAGTAGGATAAACAAACGATTGTCCTCAGCTGCAGAATCATTAAATATAAATAAAAAAGTTACTACTCACACACTAAGGCATACACACATAAGTTTATTGGCGGAAATGAATATATCGTTAAAAGCAATTATGAAAAGAGTAGGACATACAGATGAAAAAACGACTATAAAGGTGTATACACATGTAACAGAGAAAATGGACAGAGAGTTAGAGCAAAAATTAGAAAAACTTGTGTACTAA